CATATTCATAAAGCAGAATACAAAGGTAAAAAATTAAAACTTAACAAACCTAAAAGAAGAAAAAGTAAAAAATTCTACGTCTAAAAAAAAAAAAAAAAAGGTAATGTTAAAAAAGTATCTTTCGGTGACACAGGTCTTTCAGTTAAGTTAAAAAAGAGAGGTGCTAGAGCATCTTTTGCTGCAAGACATAAATGTGCTCAAAAGAAGGATAAAACAAAAGCAGGTTATTGGTCATGTAATATTGGCCGTTATTGGAAATCATTAGGTGGATCATCAAACTTCTCAGGTTACTGGTAGGCCGTACAAAGAGTCTAAACAAGACGGCTATATTTTAAGAGAGTTCTCTCAAAACACTCCTATATTTGAATTTGTTTGGCATAGGGACCGTGAAGATCGTATAGTACAGGCTACACACGATACTGATTGGCAATTTCAGTTGGACAACCAATTTCCAGTAGTATTATCAGAAAAGAAACTATTTATACCAAAAGAGACATATCACAGGTTAATTAAAGGAACTGGTGATTTAGTTGTAAAGATATGGCAAAAGGATTAACTTTAGGTAATTATTTAGCTAAACCTAAAAAAAAGAGACCGGGTGTACACGCAAAGAGTAAATCATCGAAACTAAAAAGTTCGAAAAATTATCAAAAAGCATACAAAGGTCAAGGAACAAAAAGATGAAATTAAGTAGTATCATTTTAGAAAACAAAAAAAGAATATCTCTGACATATACAGATCCAGGAAGCACTCTTTATTCTATATCAATTGATGGTGAAAAGCAAAGAGGTGCTGATGCAGCTAGAGCTATTGAAATGATACAAAAGATTACTGGACTTGAAGTGCCTACTAGAGCTAGTTACTTTGATAAAGAAGTACAAGCGATTGTAGATGCATTAAAAGCAAAAGGTTACGATGCAGATGTTTACCCAATGGACGTAAGTTAATATGAAACTACTTAACCTCATACTAGAAGAGACTAACGAATCATTTAATGAGTTCGCAGAAGGTAGAGGTAAGGGTGCTGGTAAAATAGCAGATTCTGCAAAAGAAAAGGGAGGCGATTCAATGCTTACCCACCACCATTTCAACGTAAAATTACCGTATTACAAAAAAGCTGCTGCTGGTAACTTTGATATTGAGGAAGCTAAAAAAGAATTTGAAGCTACCCACAAGAAGATATCAACCAGTCAAAGTCAAATAGACTTTCAAAAAGAAATGGGTAGGTTAGAAGTTTTAGGAGAATTAATTATTAAATTAGGATCATGAAGTTATCAAAAATAATACTAGAAAATAAAAAAGTAGTAGTAAAAGAAGAACTTAACATATCAAACGAAAGCATTGATAAGTTAACTGAAGCAATCGCTACTAAGTTACAGGATTATTTAGATATCGAAGATACCACTATACTTAAACAATCAGTTGCTGGGGCAATAAATGAGTTGCTAGAAAAAAACGAACTGTAGTTGTATATTAGAAAATAAGTTCTTATCTTTATCATAGATACGGACTGGTTATGGATTATACTTTCCTTTTAGGATCCATTGAAAATTTATTAGGCAAGAGTCATAAGAAAGCTAGAGATAACTATGCTTTCCATTGCCCTTTTTGCAATCATCGCAAACCTAAACTCGAAATAAACTTTCACACTAACGAAAAAGGAGAGAACCCTTGGGAGTGTTGGGTATGCCAAACAAGAGGTAGATCTATTAGATCACTTTTAAGACAACTAAAAACACCATCAGACGTTGCAAAAGAAATATTAAAATACCTTCCAAAAGGAACGCAAACTAATTATTATAGTAAAGACATTGTATCTTTACCTGAAGAATATAAACCACTGTATAATGCTGATCCTAATTCATTTGCAGCCAAGACAGTAAAAAAGTATTTGTATGAACGAGGGATTTCCGATTTCGATTTTGTTAAATATAGCATTGGATATGCCACATCTGGAGAATATGGAGGAAGAGTTATTATCCCAAGTTATTCTGAATCCGGTTCACTCAACTACTTTATTGCAAGAAGTTATGACAACAACTTTTACAAATACAGAAATCCCGATTCTAGCAAAGACATAATATTCTTTGAAAACCTCATTAACTGGGACCTACCAATTATTTTATGTGAAGGAGTATTTGATGCAATGGCTATCAAACGCAATGCTATACCTCTACTAGGTAAAAGTATTAACAACTCATTATACAAAAAAATACTTACAAATAGAGTTCAAGACATTTACATAGCATTAGACACTGATGCAAGAAATAAAGCATTACAAATAGCAGAAAAATTTCTCAATGAAGGTAAGAGAGTATTTTTAATCAACCTTCCAGATAAAGACCCATCTGAAATGGGTTTCAAACCATTCACAGAATTAATACAGTTAGCAGAAGAGTTAGATATTTCTAGTCTCATGTTACACAAGCTTAACTTATGATTAAACAAGGCACTAACATTCTAAAAGAACAAAAAAATAGTAGATTAGACTATAATGAAAAGTTAGAACAAATCAACTTTTTAGATAGGCGAGTTTATAAAAGGTCGGAAGGAGTTTATTATCCGTCCGTAACCACCATACTCCAGTATATGCCACGTAACCAATTTTTTGAAAACTGGTTAAAAGACGTTGGACATAACGCCGACCTTATCGCTCGTCATGCTGCTAAAGAAGGTACCCAGGTACATGAAGCAGCAGAATCATTAGTATTAGGTGAACAAGTTGATTGGTTTACAGTAGACGGTAGAGCTAAATACTCCCAAATTGTATGGGAAATGATAATGCGTTTTCATGATTTCTGGACTACCTATAAACCTGAGTTAATTTCCACTGAAGATTTTGTATACTCAGATGAATACCATTATGCTGGTACTGCCGACCTTGTAGTAAGAATGGACGGAGAAATATGGCTATTAGATATAAAAACTTCTAAACATGTACATAAAAGCTACAGTAGACAATTAGCTGCCTATGCCAAAGCCATAGAAGAGACAAAAGGTATAAAAATAGACAGAACTGGTATTATTTGGTTAAAGGCTCAAACTAGATCTTCATCTAAAAAAGAAGGAGTGTATCAAGGTAGAGGATGGCAAATTAAAATAATAGATGATATAGACAGGTACTTCAAATTGTTTTTGAGTGCATATGAATCATATAAAGAAGATCATCCAACAACTGAACCTATTTATAATAGTTACCCGACGACGTTAAAACTATGAAAAAAAGTTTGATATATGCATTTATTTTACTATCTTTATATAGTTGCGGTAGTTATACCCTTCAAACTAATAAAGGTTATGAAATTAAAAGCATACTTGCTATCACACAAACTGGAGATACTATTTCAGTACCTTACAGCGACTTTGTCAGAGAACGTTACGAACACTATCCTAGATATCAGTGGAATAATACATGGTACTGGAACAACTGGATGTACGATAGATTTACATACCCAGAGTACTACTGGCAATGGGATAATTTTCATTGGGGTAATAATAGCTGGTGGTATAGCACACCTGTTAGACCGCAAGTTAAACCAAAAAATAGAGTCCGAGTTAATGGACCTAGAGGACCAAAACCAAAACCAAGATTAAGAGATGATCAAATTATCAGAATTAATCCTAGAAGCAACCAACCGTCCCAAGGCCGTAATAATGGCAGGAGGAGCAGGAGCAGGGAAGTCGTACCTTCTCAACCAACTCAGCCTAGACAGCCTAGAGCAGTTCAACCCAGACAAATACGTCGAGGATCCGGATCACCCGTACTACAACAATCTAGGAGCAGCCAGCGTTCAAGTAGAGAAGGACGTACTAGCAGCGGCAGAAGACAAAATTAGTCTTGTTTGGGATACTACAGCTTCAGGAAAAAAGTTTGACGAAAATTTAGATAAACTGCTCAACGGCGGTTACGATGTGTATATGGTAATGGTTTACACACACCCAATGATATCATACATATCTAACTTTAAAAGAGGCCGTAATATACCAGCTTCATCTGTGTTTACCACTTGGAGAAATGCTTACCAGAAAATTGGTGATTTCGATAAAAAACTTAAAGGTAACTTATCCATATTCGTAAACGATAGAGGAGGAGAGTTTAAAAAAGAAATCGAAGGGTTTAATACTGCTGCTAAGAATGGTGTAAATGGCATTAAAGACTATTTGAAAGCATACAATGATAAGACTGGAGCAGGAAAGTCTTCTTTCTTTAAACCAGTAGAAATGTCTCGTCAAGAAGAGCAAGAATTTGAAAAAGCAGTTGCAAATGTAGATTTTGATAGAGATAATAGATCAGAAGATAAAGCTGTAAAGCAAGCATTCTTAAAATCATATCAAAAGATAGGCACAGGACCTGGAGAAGATAAGTTAAGGGATGTTGTTAAGAAGTATAGAAAAAGGAAAGCTGATGCTGATGATAGAAATGATGCCGTATTAGACAGTATAGCTGATATGCTATTCAGTCCTAAATTTCAAGATTTGTTAAAACATTCTTCTCCACAAGAGATAGATTCAAAAGTTCAATCATTCTTAGCATGATAGCATTATATCCAGGAGCATTTAAACCACCTCATAGAGGACATTTTGAAGTAGTAAAAAGACTTCTTAACGGTACTCACAACGGTCACGTTTACTCGATTGACGACTATAAAGATGTTGGTACAAAAGCTTTGGGAGGAGAAAAAGGTAAAGCAGATAAAATAAATAAAGTTATTGTTTTTCCTGGCGGTGGAGAAAGAAACGGTATTACAAAAGGTGAATCGATTGCTATTTGGAGTATATATGCTAAGTACCTACCTGGATTAGAAGTGATAGATGGTGAAAAGAACCCTATGTTTGCAGCAAAAGATTATGCTAAAGTAAACGAACAGGATGAGTTCTATGCTATAACTGGAATAAGAGATGAAAGTGACTTTTCTGATTTAAAAAGAATAACCACTTTTAAGAATAGAGACAATGTTAAAGGACTTTTACTCACTCCTGACAAAGATGCAAACGTTAGAGCATCAGATTTAAGATCAGCTGCCTTGAATGGTAGTTTAGATGATATTAGAGACTTTTTTCCTTCTGAACTATCGAGAGAAGAACTATTTAAAATTATGAGGATGTTAAAAGATAATATCATAGCAGAAATAATGAATCAAAAGATGGAAGATCTTTTTGAGGCTATGTTTGAGTCTGCTGATCCTCAAGACGGTAAAGCAGCACCTTATGGTTCCGGTTACAAAGAAGTAAAAGAAGAAAAAGAAGATATTCCTGAGATTACCAAACATATTGCTTCAGTACTTGAATATATGATAGATGAAGGAATGAAAATCACTCCTTTGCCTGAAGTCAAAACTATTGAAGATGAAGAAAATGCTAAAAACTTCTTTGGTAAGACAGCGTATTACGACCCCAATAATAAAGAGGTAGTTCTTTACACAACCGGTAGACACCCTAAAGACATAGTAAGATCATTTGTACATGAAATGATCCATCATATGCAAAATCTTGAAGGTAGGTTAGGTAATATTCAAACCTCCAATACTAATGAGGATGATCACTTAATGGAGATAGAAAAAGAAGCTTACTTATTAGGAAATATTACATTTAGAAACTGGGAAGACAAAACAAAAAATGAACAAAAAACGGTTATGGCTGAAGGAAGGTACGATAAAATAAGTAATCAAATATCTTCTGATTTATTTAATGCACTTAAAGATGGAGAAACATCTTTTTACGACACATATTACAACGGTGATTTAGATTTTGAAGTCCATGGGGACTTTATACCTACCGGATCAGTTAAGTACTTTGCAGTTGATGGTGATGCTGATTATGATGAAACTGGAGAAGGAAACGATAGTATAAGAGTAATAGTTTCTTACAACCCTAAAGTTGTACCTGATGCATATAAAGATATAGCATTTACGTTAAAAGACATTGTTAGACACGAAATAGAACACCTTACACATAGTGATTCAGATAACCTTAAACCAGGTAAATACATGGAAGATGATTCACTAATAAGATCATTAATTAAGCTTGACCAGCTACCTAAAGGTAGTTACTTTAAGTTAGAGAAAGAAGTTGATGCTAATATACAAGGTATGTATTTCAGAGCTAAAAAAGAAAAACGTCCTTTTGCCGACGTAGTAAAACAGTACTTTGATGATCAAGATCTTCCAAAAGAAGATTACGAAGATATTTTAAACTTAATGAGAAAACGCCTACCTGCTTTAGGCATAAAACAACGGTTATGAAAAATAGTTTAGTAGATTTATTAGAGGCATACCCCTTGCCAGAAGTTAAAGAAAAACCACCATATAAAATATACTGTGATATGGACGGTGTACTTACAAACTTTGAAGCAAGGTTTGATCATTTTACTGGTATGAAACCTAAGGATTATGAAAACAAATTTGGTTTAGAGCAATTTTGGCATTTAATTGATACTAAAATAGGTGTTAGGTTTTGGGTAGGAATGGACTGGATGCCTGAAGGTAAACGTTTATGGGACTTTATTAAACCTTATCAACCAGACTTACTTACCTCTCCTTCTAGAGATAATACCTCAAGATTAGGTAAAAACTTATGGGTCAAAAATAACTTGAACCCTAAACCTAAAACTATTTTTGCTTACTCAAAAGATAAGCAGAGATATGCAAAAGAAAATGCTATATTAATAGACGATAAAAAATCAAACATAAATGAATGGGCTGCAAAAGGCGGTATTGCAATTAGATGCAAAGACGGCAATGTTGATCATGTTATAGAAAAATTACAAGAGTTAGGTTATGAGTGAATCTCTACTTAAAAAAGAGTTTAAACAATCAGATGTAGAAAGAGTTAGAAATTTAGTTAAAAAAGATTATACTTCAAAAACTAAATTACAAACTGGATACCAGAAGAAATACGTTAAGTATAAAGAAGGAGACATATGGGAAGAGTCTGGTAAGACTTGGACCATTAAAAATGGTATCAAACAAAATATTACAAAATTAGACAGAGCTAAAAAAGCAATTAGAATTCCTTTAGCATGCCCTAAATGTAAAGGTTCTATGAATTATCATTTATCTAAAAAAATGTATAAAATTCATGGAATGTGTTTTGATTGTGTAATTGATTATGAAGGCGAACTACGTAAGTTAGGTTTATACGAAGAGTATGAAAAAAACTTAATGCAAGGTAACATTAAAACCTTCTTATCTGAAATCGAATCATATACTTATGCATTAATTGATAATAAACAAGAGTTTGTAACTGAACAAGGTGATGTTGAAGATTGGAAAAATAACTCTAACATACAAAAAGAAAAGTTACTTAAAAATCTTCAAACGTATATTGACATAGTCTCTAAACACGTAGACTAGTCTATTTATAGTATATACCTATATAATGACACAAAAACAGCTACTTGAATCAGTTTTATCTGAAATCAAGCATGTGAAGACTCATATGCCTAATGGCGAGTTGAAACAGATGGCAAAAGATTTTGAAGATATGAAAGAAGATATCTCAGATTTAAAATATACTTTGCTCAATCCGGAAAACGGTGTAATTGTAAAAACCAATCAAAATACTGCTTTTAGAAAAGAAATGCAGGCTAATGAAAGGGATTTTCAAAATCAAATGTTAGAGTTAGAGGACCTTAAACGTTGGAAAAACGGTGTCAATAGAGCTCTGTGGATTATATTTGGTGTACTAGCAACAATTATTATTAGAGTGCTAATGATGCATTCAGAACAGATATGACAAACGATGAGATAAAAAACTTAACGTTAGAGTCATTAAGAGACTGGTTTAAAAAAGAGAAGTGGGTTAGAATATCTTCTTCTGGTAAAATAGCCGGTCCTTGCGGTACATCAAAAAATAAAAAGAACCCAGACCGCTGTCTTCCTAAAACTAAAGCTCAGTCCTTATCAAAAGGAGAAAGAGCAGCAACAGCAGCTAAGAAAAAGAAGGCAGGTAAAAAAGGAAAAACAGTCGTGAAAAATACAAAGAAAGCAACAGTGAAAAAAGAAAATATCTCAGAAAGATTAAGAGTTCTTTCTCCTGAAAAACAAAAAGCTAATGATGCAGCATTTGATAGAAGAATGGCTGCATTAAAAACATTAGAAAAAGGAATAGAGCTACATAAGGCAGGTAAAATTAGCGATGAAGAACTACATAATCTTAAATTGAAAGCAGGAACTATATCTGCTGATAGTAAGTTCAAAAAAGAAGATATAAAAAATTTAGTAGTAGGTTTATTACATGAGGCTCAAGGTAAAGAAGTACTCATGGAAAAAGATGATAGATGTACTAGATTAGCTAAACAAAAATACGACACCTGGCCATCAGCTTATGCTTCAGGAGCAGTAGTAAGATGTAGAAGAGGAGAGATCTGGAAAAAGAAATAATGACTAGATATATTTTAACACAACTTATTAGAGAGGTTCTTCATGAGAACTATGCCGACGGTAAAAAGAAAGGTAAATCTAGACCTGGCAGAGTAAAGAAAGCTGGTGCAAGCTGTAAAGGTTCAGTTTCTTCATTGAGAGCAAAAGCTAAAAAGTATGGAGGTGAAAAAGGTAAAATGTACCACTGGTGTGCAAATATGAAAAGTGGCAAGAAAAAGTAAAGAACGTTTTGATATAATAGATGTTGAGAATTTATTTTCTCAATGGCATCGTGATGTAAAACTTTTTACTTACAACCTTAATCAAGAATGTGCACTTAAAGTAATAAAAGCTAAAGCAATAAGTTCTTATGATATACAAAATCATAAAGAACTTTTTAATTTTACTAACACGGTAGAGTGTCAAGACATTTTAAAACGGGTGTTGGTAGAAAAAAATGTTGATAGTTTTTTAGACATACTTAAAGAAAGAGATAACTTACACCCAAGAGTATTTGATAGAGGGTACACAGTTAAAGAACTTTATAATTTAGTAAAGAGCAATAATTATCACCCCCTTCTATTTTTAGAACTGAATAAAAAACTATATATTATAGACGGTAGAACTAGACTCTACTGTTGTTTGTTTTTAAATAAACCTGCTAAAGTAAGAATAGTAACTGATAAAGAATTAAATGAAAGTTGCAAACAATAAGTTACGAGAGGAAGCATATTTTTTAGATGCTACAGAAGACATAGATGTCCTTAAAGATCCTTTCTGTGTAGATTTATTTGATCAAAATGGTTATCATCTTACAAAAGCAGAACAAGCTTTCCTAACTCGTAACGGATATCAACCAATAGTTAGACGTCATGAAGATTGTCTAAGACACGATTGGTTTATATGGGATAAAAGAGAAGGTGCTCATATTAATCATGCAGACTTATTTGAAAGAAAAGGATTTAAAGATACTGCTTTAGACCAATTGCTGGCTATTGCAGAACAGTTTAATCCCATGTTATACAAACTAGTTAAAATGAAACCTAAATGGGGTATAGATATCTCTATAGATTACGTTTCAGAAGATGCTGTATTTGAGGTATTCCATTATGAATGGGATGCTTTTGAATATAGTGCTGTTATGGAAAAGAAACATGAATTAGAATATTTTGTCTTGAACCAGGATTGGGACGATATTGCTAAAAAGTTATGGAAGAAAAAAGATGAATGGTATCATCTGGATTTCTTTGAACAAACTAAATGGCGTACTGATTTCTTTGGATTATCCCCTGAAAAGTTCAAAAACGTTATTTGGGATAGCTAATCTATTTATTTATATACGTATATAAAACAATTTGCAAATGACCTATCAAGAGATAAAGGACCGTTTATCTAAATGCGAATTAACTTTAGAAAAACTAAAAAACGGTACAAAACCAAATACTCCTGAAGTACGAAAAGAAATAAACAAACTTACAGTCCTCAAGGAATCTTATCAAAGACATTTACTAGAAGCCGATAAAGGCATGGTGTACACTGACGATGAAGATAAAGCTAAAGAACTTGCTGACGATGGGGCAAACGTTAAACTTACAGTTAAAGAACGTTTAAAAGAAAACGAAGGAGTAAAATTCTCAGTAGAAGAAACTAAAGCTATTGCTAAAAAGGTAGGTAAGGCATTAGCACTTTCACTAAGAAATTTAGGTGATCAAGTACACTCTATGAAAGCTCACCATATAGAAGAGAATTCATTTGAAGTAGAAATTAACTTTAAAGGTACAGGTCCTAACGACGAGTTCTCTTTTTACATTGTAGATGACACTCTTCATTTAGTTGATTTTTCTTTTGATAAAGAATTAGTTGACGTTGGTGTTAAACCTTCAGGAGAAGCTATAGTTCATGTAGAGCACCTAGCAAACGAACTTACTAAGCATTTTAAGTCTTTAAATGAAGATGAAGAAGAAGATGCCAAAAATGATGCTGACTACGAAGCAGGGTGGACTGACGACCCAAGAATGGATGAAGCAGCTTACACACAACCTAAACACTTTGACATTTGCCCTGGTGCTGAAACATTAAGAAATAAACTTATCGATGGAGGAAAGTCTCCTGAAGAGTTAAGTGATTGGACTAGATTACATGACGACTTGTTTAAACTTGAAAAAGCTGTAATTAAAGTAAATAAAGCTGACGATAAACATGTTGAAGCAGCAAGTAAGTTAAGAGAGAAAATTATACATATTTCTAGAGACCTAGGTATAGAAGCAGAGGATATAACTTACTTAAAAAGTCATGTTGAAAAAATAAAAGATATTGCCGATGGTAAATCTTTAAATGAAGCACCTGATAACATGTATTACATTAAAGTAAAAAAAACAGATAAGGCTAGCTTAAATGGTCTTCAAGATGTAATTGAAACTTGGTATAGCCCAGTTAAATTTGCTGACATAGTAGATGATGATGGAGCCGGTAATGTTGTTTTTTACTTAAAGAAAAGTGACTGGGACCCTGGGATGGAAGACGACATAGTGGGTAACGGTGTACAAATATATGATACAAATATGCCATTATCAGAAGGTGAAAAAGAAACTGACGATTACGGTAGACCTCACGTACCTGAAAAAGGTTCATCAACGTATGTAGACCCAAAAGATATGACAACCTCTGCAAGAGCTGAAAAAATGCTTAATAAAGAAGATAAGGATATAGGACATCAAGATGACGAACCAGACATGCTTCAAGCAACTGCTTATGAAGTAGCATCTTATGCTGCTAAGTTAGTTAAGAAGTTACAAAAGTATGATAACTTTGATGGTGAGGTAGATTTTCCAAATTGGTGGCAAGCCAAATTAATCTTGGCAAAAGATTATATGCAAAAAGCTTACCACTATCTTGACTCAGAAGAAAAACAACCTGCTATTGATCAATTAGCTTTAGAAAATAAACCACCAAAGCCTAGTAGAATATACGACAAGAAAGCTAGTCGTACGTATGATCAAATTAACGGTTCAATTATACAAGATTTGGTCTACATGAAAGAGTATGTAGAAAAAGAAGGTGATGAAGAGGCAATGCGTCATTTTAAAAGAGCTGATATGGCTTACATGGACTTCGATGAATATATGACTTACGATGATACAGCAAGGCGTACCAGAGAACCTGGACGTTTAGAAGAAGCAATGTCCTCAGAACAAAAAGAGGCAATTTACGATTTAGAGAATATTTTAGATCAGGCTGCTCAATTAGGTGATGAAGCAAGAGACATTATTAAGCAGCATTTTCCTAACGAACTAAGTGCTGGAGATGCTTACGATGTATTTAACTTCGGTTCAAGTTCAAATAGCTATGATAAGACTTTAGAAACTTTAATTAGTGATATTCAAAGAACAGCTGAAGAAGAGGATTTCGATGATGACGATTTAGATGAAGGAATTGGAAAAATACAAAAAGCTCATAGTCAGTTAATAAAGCAAATGAAAGATCTTGCTGCTAGATATAAAGCAGGAGATAAAGAAGTAATAAAACAGTTAAAAGATTTAACTGCTAAGAAAAAGAGATTAGAAAAAGAATTAGATAAAGCTGTTAGTAACACTGGACGAAATCAACAGTTAGCTGAAAACGAAATAAGAGATGCTGAAGACGATCCAGGAACAGCAGCTTATAGAAAAATTAGAGACGAAATACAAAAGCATGCTCGTAGATTAAATGACGATGATGCTTACACCATGCATGAGTTGTTGAAAGATTTTTTTAATAGACTTATGGAAATGAATAAAAGTAAAGAACCTTTAAACGAAGAAGCAACTTGTTGTGGTAGGTGTGGTAGAGTTCACGTTAAAGGCAGTGGGTGTAAAAGACCATACCTCAAAGGTAAGTCTCATTGTAGAAATAAATAATATATGAATAAGCTCGAAAAACTTATTTTAGAAGCTTTTGCTGAACACACCGTTTCTGAATCTAAAAAAGTAGATCAGTTACCAAAAGCTTTTATAGCTGCTATAGAAAAGAAGTATGGAAAAATGCATCCAAAGGATTTCTTTTCAAACGATTTATCTCGTTATATGAAAACTGACGATGTTAATAAAGAAACAGGATCAGTTTCACATAGAGTTATAGCATTACCATCTTTTTTTAAAATGTATGATGATTTTGAAGGTATTGTTGATGATATAAAATCATTAATGAGAAGTGATGATATAAGAAAAGATGCTGCAGCAAGAGAGTTATTCGAACTTATTAGAACTAACTTTAGAAAACTACAAGGGTATCTAAGAAAGGAACGTCCTGAACAATATGCATTAATTAGAATGCGTACTCAACTTGAAGAGTTACATGAGATGTTTGTTAGTCACGCCAATCTCTTAACTGAATCAAAAACACTTACTGAATCTATGCTTGATGATATTCAAGAAGATGAAGAACCAACACCTGAAGAACCAGGAGAAGAAAAAGGTGCAGTTTTAGAAGATGCTACAGATACTATATTAGGCAAATTTCCTACTTTAAAAGCAGCTATCATAAAACTACAAACAGAAGATTTTAAAGAGTTTGTAGAAAGTATAGATTGGATTTCACCAAGACCTACTTCATTTAGAATTAATCTTAAGAACGGTCAAGATTATACAATGAAGTGGACAGGTAAAACCTTCGAAGCTCAGATATTAGGTAAAAGATATGTGTTGTCAAATATTGCAGAATATCAACAGGCCTTAGATAAATTAGCTATATTGTATAAAGAAGCACCTATGACTGGAGCTGGAGAAGGAGAGCCTGCTGATACTGACACCGGAGGCGGTGGCGGAGGAGGAGGAGAGTTTCCTGGAGATGATGCTGCCGGCGGTGGTGAAGAAGGAGGTGAAGACCTTGGAGCTGATGATGCTGGAGGGGAAGAAGGAGGAGCCGATTTAGGTGGCGAAGAAATAGACTTCGAAGAACCAGCAGAAGAACCAGAAGTATAATAATAATATGAAAGATACATTTAACCTTAGAAAATTCTTAGCAGAGAATAAACTTACTTCTAATAGTAGGTATATCAATGAAGAGTTAGACTATGATATAGATGATGAGGATGCCGTACATGAACTTTTAGGCGATTTATTTGCTCCTGGTAATGCCAGAGGAGATCTTGACCTAGATTCAGTAGAGGATATTGCTTCTATGCTAAAAGGTTTCGGTACGTTCTATCCTAATGCTGTAAAAGATGCACTAGCTACCCTACAGGGGGATTTAGATAAAGAAGATTTTATAAAACCTAATCACCTACCTAAACTTAAAAAAGCTTTTGCTATAGTTTTAAAGGCACAAAAAGCCACTAAAAAAAGTAAATCTAATTTACCAAAACCTAAATCAGATCATCTAAGTAGCGAAGTCAGCAAAGTTTTTTCTGCTTTTGGAGGCTATGGTTCTGAAACCCTTACAAAAAAAGTTTTATTGACTTACGAAAAAAAGAAAACTGAAACTACTTTATTTAAAGCTATAAAATTTATTAGAGACAATGTTAATGGACGTCATGCTTTTGCGGATATATCCTCTGATAAAAGTAGAGTTGTTTTTTACGTAGGTAACGATAGTTTTATAATAGATATGATATAATGAACGTTACAGATAAACTATATAACGAGTGGGCTTGGAGAACTAAATCTGGTACTCCAGATATGAATAACCCAGAAGATAAAGCTATTTTAGATAATTTGATTGCTGAATTGACTGAAGAAAAAGAACTTTCTGGTAAAGCAAAACTAATTCAGTTGATAAAAAATACAGAGCTATCAGACGATCAAATAGAAAGAATTCAAAAAGGAATAGTCAATATTGGATATAAAGATGACGTATTCCAAAAATTAAGAGATAAAGGTTATACTGAAGATGCATTTAAATCTAAAGGTGCATTAGAAGGTATTTTTAAACAATTAGGCGATACCGACCTAAACTCAGTACTCCAATATTTAAACAAACCCGCTAAGTTAACATCAGGTAAGCATAATATTATGAAGTTAACAGGGTTACCTGAAGATGTAATACGCTCAGTTTTTAATATAGAACCTGGTATGGATGCAGGCGGATCAGCGATAGGACCGGGAGAGGTAGGTCTTGCTCTCTTGTTTAGTAATGTAGACAATAGATCAGGAGGAGGAGATTTAAATTGGAACGGTAGCAATTTGGAGGTAAAGAAAAACTCTGGAAGATTTGGACAACAGGGAGGTAGAGCATCAAGTTTAGATACGTTAGATTATTTAGCTGGTCAAGTGTTAGATAATGATGCTCAAAGCAGACTTAAAGAAGAACCTGGTAATGAAAATATGACTTTTGCTATTTCTAATTTAGCCAAAATTGCAAAGGAAGAAAAAGTTAGCACAGATAAAGTTACAAATGCTGTACAGAAAGTAATAGATCAAATATATTACGGCAAAGGATACGCTTCGAAATATATTACAGGAGATAATATAACGGTTCCTGAAAAACTTAAAAAAGCTATTCTAAAAGTGAATATGCATAGTTATATGGATAAAAATAACATTGGGTCGTTTCTATTTTGGAATCCTACAAATTTAGATTATTTTACTTTTGGAAAAAACGACATAGACACTGTAGTCGATCAGAGACTTGTAGATACTACTGCAGCTAAAAAAACAAATGCAGCATTAGGATTCAGATGGAATGACCCGTACCCAAAGTTGTTCTTTATTTAAAATAAGTTATGGCAAAGGATATAAAAAAGATAATCGCACAAGAGTATATCAAGTGCGCAAAAGACCCGGCATACTTTATGAGGAAGTATTGCCATATACAACACCCTACTAGAGGTAGAATCTTATTTAACTTATATCCTTTTCAAGAAAAAGTACTTCATTTATTTAGAGATAACCAGTACTTAATTACTCTTAAGTCTAGACAGCTTGGGATATCAACACTTGCTGCAGCATATAGTTTATGGCTGATGCTTTTTCATAAGGATAAAAACGTACTAGCACTAGCAACTACTCAAGCAACTGCTAGAAACTTAGTAACCAAAGTTATCTTTATGTACGATGAGTTACCTAAATGGTTGAGGTTACCATCTACTGAAAAAAATAAATTATCATTAAGACTTAAAAACGGTTCTAAAGTAACTGCTAAATCATCATCACCTGATGCCGCACGATCTGAAGCGGTATCGTTACTATTAATGGATGAGGCAGCGTTTATAGACAATATCGAAGAAACATTTACAGCAGCACAACAAACCCTAGCTACCGGTGGTCAATGTATGGCATTATCAACACCTAATGGTATCGGTAACTGGTTCCATCAAACATGGGAAAAGGCTGAGTCTGGAGAGAATAGTTTCTTACCTGTAAGGTTGCCTTGGACAGTTCACCCGGAAAGAGATCAAACATGGAGAGACCAGCAAGATAAAGACTTAGGTCCTCGTATGGCAGGACAGGAATGTGATTGTGACTTCTTAGCTTCTGGTGATACTGTATTTGAACCAGATGATATGTCGTTCTTTGAAGAGACTTATCAAAAAGATGCTCTTGAAAGAAGAGGTGTAGACGGTAACTTGTGGATATGGGAAGGAGTAGATTACTCTAAGTCTTATATGGTTGTAGCTGACGTTGCACGAGGTGATTCAACTGACTATTCAGCCTTCCATATCTTTGATATAGAAAACTGCGTACAAGTAGGAGAATATAGAGGAAAGCTTTCTCCTAAAGATTTCGGCAACATGTTAGTTGGTATAGCTTCAGAATATAATGAAGCATTACTCGTAGTAGAAAATGCTAATATTGGATGGGCTACAATTGAACAGTTACTTGAAAGAGAATATAGAAACATTTATTATAGCTCTACTACTCAAATGGAAACAGTAGAGTCATATATGCACAAATACGAAAGAGATAAGTTAGTTCCTGGCTTTACAATGTCAATGAGAACTAGACCACTCGTTATTGCAAAGATGATTGAATACATAAGAGAAAAATCAGTTACTATTCAATCTAAACGATTAATGCAAGAAATGAGAGTTTTTGTATGGAAGAATGGTAAAGCTCAAGCTCAAGATAGGTATAACGACGACCTTATAATGTCATGTGCGACAGCTTTATATGTTAGAGATACAGCGTTAAAACTAAGACAGCAAGGTATGGATCTTGCTAGAGCTCAGTTATCTTCATTTAACAAGCTAAATGCTCGTAACAATGCTGTTATACAAACAGTTGGATACCGTAGAGAAAATCCTTATCTTTTAGATACACCTGCTGGCAAAGAAGATATCAGTTGGTTGATAAAATAGTATATTTATATATAAACTAACCCCTAATGGCGGATACTTCATTATTTGGTAGACTGAGAAGACTTTTTTCTTCTGATGTAGTAGTTAGAAACATCGGAGGAGATCAGTTAAAGGTTGCTGATATCAATTCAATACAAAAGACAGGGAGATACCAAACAAACTCTCTCATCGATAGATTCAACAGACTTTACGTTTATAACAACCGTAATGTTTATAATCCAAATCTAAATTACCAAACACTTCGAGTTCAATTATACTCAGATTACGAAGCAATGGATACTGACCCTATTATTGCTTCTGCACTTGATATTGTATCAGATGAAGCTACTATCAAGAACGACCAAGGTGAAGTAGTTTCAATAAAATCATCAGATGAGAATATACAAAGAGTTCTATACAACTTATTTTATGACGTATTAAACGTTGAGTTTAACTTATGGTCATGGACACGTAATATGCTTAAATACGGAGACTTTTTCCTAAAGCTAGAGATAGCAGAGAAGTTCGGAGTGTATAACGTGTTACCTTACACAGTCTATAACGTAATTAGACATGAAGGATTTGATCCTGAAAATCCTAACGAAGTAAAATTCGAATTAGAGATAGATGGAATTGCAGCAGCATCAGATCCTAACTACACTAAAAAGCCAAACAAACAGAATATTGTATTTGATAATTACGAAGTAGCACACTTTAGGTTATTATCAGATGTCACTTACTTACCTTACGGTAGATCATATTTAGAACCTGCTAGAAAGATATTCAAGCAGACTAACTTGATGGAAGATGCAATGCTTATTCATAGAATAATGCGTGCACCTGAAAAGAGAATGTTTTACATTAATGTTGGTTCTATTCCTCCAAACGAAGTCGATCAGTTTATGCAAAAGACTATCGATTCGATGAAGAAGACACCATACATTGGTACTGATGGTAATTACAACCTTAAGTTTAATATTCAAAACATGATGGAGGATTTCTACCTACCTGTAAGAGGTGGTGACAATTCTACCCGTATTGAAACTACAAAAGGTTTAGATTATGACGGTACTACCGACGTTCAATACCTACAATCTAAATTATTTGCTGCATTAAAGATACCGAAAGCTTATTTTGGATATGAAGGAGATCTTCAAGGTAAAGCAACTTTAGCAGCTGAAGATATTAGATTTGCAAGAACTGTAGAAAGAATCCAAAAAATATTAGAATCAGAGTTAACTAAGATTGCTCTAATTCATTTATACACTCAAGGATTTACTGGAGAGAGTTTAACCAATTTTGAAATTAAATTATCTACTCCATCTATAATATTTGAACAAGAAAAGGTAGCATTATTAAAAGAGAAGATAGATCTTGCTTCTCAAATGAAAGATACTAAAATGTTCTCTACTGATTATATCTTTGAAAATATATTTGATATGTCAGAAGATGCTTATATGGAACAAAGAGATCTAGTTAGAGAAGATACTAAACGTGCATTTAGATTGGCTCAAATTGAAAGTGAGGGTAATGATCCTGCTAAGTCTGGAGTAACTTACGGTACACCTCATGATCTAGCATCTATGTACGGTAGAAGATCAACCAATACACCAAAAGGAGGATCACCAGGAGAAGTACCAGACGGTTATTCAGAATTGGAACCTCCAAAAGAGCAAGAATGGGGTCAGCCAGGACCAGAAGGCGGTAGACCAATAGAAAAAGCTTCAATGTACGGCACACAAGATAATCCGTTAGGAGGAAGAGATCCTCTAGGAGTCCACGGTATGAAAGGTGGTTATCCTTCGGATAATGAAAACGTTATGGAAAATAGATCTGCTAACACCGTTTACTTACAAAACAAAGATATGTTAAAAAAGATTGTTTTCGATAAAAAGAAGGAAAATGAGTCGCAACTTCTAAGCGAGGACAACATTAAAGATTTAGGTAACTAATACATATTTATAAATGTAAACGTGTATAATGAAGATAAAACACTCCAAATTTCGTAATACTGGGCTTATCTTTGAACTGCTTGTTAAACAAATAGCAGCTGATACTCTTGATAAACAAGACTCTCCAGCTATTGATATTTTAAAGAAGCATTTTACAGGTAAAACATCCTTAGTTAGAGAGTTTAAATTATACGAATTTATTCTAAAGAACAAAGGTATAGGTCAGCATAAGGCTGAAACTATCTTATCTACTATTACGGAAATATCAAAAAAGCTAAATCGTAAGACTTTAAAAGAGCAAAAATACGATTTAATATCAGACATAAAGAAGAGTTATAACATTAACGAATTCTTTTCTATTCAAGTTACAGATTATAAAGCATTAGCTTCATTATACTGTTTATTAGAAGCTCAAAATAACAATGAGCTTGTTGACCCTAATCTTTTAGTTAACTTTAGATCAACTTTATTAGAACACCTCACTACTGAGAAGCAAGATAAAAAAGACGTTAAAGACACTTTAATTGAAGAATATAGTAAGTATGACAAGGATTTAAAATTACTTACTTTTAAAATTTTATTAGAGAAATTTAACGACAAGTATAAAGATCTTTTACCACAACAGAAGAACATACTTAAAGAATTTATCACTTCAGTCAACTCTCAAACACGTTTACGCACTTTAGTTAATGAAGAGTTAACAAAAATTAAGGAAGAGGTTAATAAGTTAGGTTTAAAGGTAAAAGATGAAGTTGTCAAAATTAAGTTAGATGAGGTAGCGAAATCTATTTACCCTGTAACAAACAAGGAAAAAATTTCCGACAATCACCTTATTAACTTAATGCAGTATTACGATCTAGTCAACGAGTTAAAATCTTTATAATGAAAAGATCACAGCTCGTTTCTCTAGTAAGGGAAGTAATGCAAGAATTAGATGAAGCAAACGTCACCGGCGGTACTGCTTCGTTTACACCGGGAACAGGAGCACAATATGCTACTCCTTTTGCATTCGGTAAAGATAAAAGAGCAAAAAAGACATTAAAGAAACAAGGATATAAAGAAGTATAATGAGAACAGTAACGGAAAAATACAAAGCTGTCAACGAAGGCAAATTAGACCAGAATGAGTTTGTCAGACAAATGAGATTAGCTTATCCTAGCCTTATTACTCAATTTAACGGGTTCAAGGATACGGTAAAAATTTTATCAAACAGAGGAATGCTTTTTGAAGATAAGTATGAAACTGTAAACCACTCTGATGAATCTATCAGAAGAGGATTAGATTATGAATTGAATGCAATGGGTATTGACCCTGCCGGTACTGTTTCTGGAGAAGATCAACAAAAAGCTAGAAATAAAGCTTTAGCTAATATTAAAAAAGATCCATTATACTATTATCATTTACTTTCTGGTGACTCTTCAAGAGTAAATCGTCACGATAAATACACTGAGACTAAAAGAGGAAAGCTAGAAAAAGATACTTTTAACGATATGAAAAAAGCTACGTTAAAAGAGATAAAACAAAACCTTGTAGAAGGAACTAGAGCATTGGTAGGATATCTAAGTGGTGATAGATTGACTACTACCTACAATCATTATGACGGTTATCCATCTAATTTAGGTAAAGGATTAGAAGCTCATTACAACGATGATGAATCTGCTAAGGATGTAGCAATGAAAGGTTACATCACTTATTTAAACCCAGAAACCGGAGAAATTGAATCTACTCATAAAGATCCACCTAGAAAGATTACACTACCAGATAACGATGAAGATATGGCTAGAGAGGTTGCTGAGGCAATTGATAGCATGGGAGCAGATTATGGTTATATCTGGGATGATAGAGCTAATAGATGGGTTACAGTTAAGAATACAGGCATCCGTTCTATGATTGATCAAATTATGGATAAAATGGGAGATTATGCTGATGTTCAAGAAGGTGACCTAGACGAAACTGAAGAAGAGTATCTAGCAAAAAGAGATGCTGCTATCAAAAAAGCTATGGGTAAAGATGAAATGTTAAAAGAGTCTTTAACTAATATTATAACTTACCTTAAACAAGAAAAAGGAGCAGGTAATGAAGTAATTAAAGACTTTATTAAGACTCACGGAAAAGATATCGCAGGAATGTCAATGGATCAAGTAGGAGATGAATTCGAGGAATTCCTTTCAGTTAACTACGAAGCACCTTCTGACTTTATGAACGAAGACATAGACTACCATATTGAACTATTAGTCCCACAAGTAGCTTTTGATGTAGAATCAGGTGAATTAGCTGATTCTCCATATGAATTTGCTACTGAAGACGAAATAGAGGACGGTGAAGCTGATGTTACAACATACACCGATGGAGATGAGTTAGATGAATTTGTTTTTAGCCGTAGCTACGAGCAAGCTAAGCATTTCGAAAAAGAATACCCAGGTTTATTTAAAGTAGTAACTAAAGTATCTGAAAAGAAAGGTAAAGATCACGACGGAGATGGAGACATCGATGGAGATGATTATATGGCTGCTAAAGATAAGGCTATCAAAAAAGCTATGGGTAAAAAGACAGATGAAAATGCTGCCGTTGCTGCAATGATGGGTGCTAGAGCTGCTCTTAAAAATAAAGAAAAAGATAAAAAAGACGTCAAAGAAGGATATAGAGGTGTCATGGATGATGTAGTAGAAATCATCAAAGACATGGCTATGAATGCAGATGGAGATGAAATCGAAGCTGCAATGGAGTTGATGGAGTTTATCGGAGAGCATTATAAAATAGACTTTGAATTCGGTAGAGCCGGAGGAGGTAACTATGGAAGAAATGACGGTGCTCCTTATGAAGGTAAAGTAAATGAGGCAGTAAAAAATATTATTACTAAAGTACTTGAAGAAGAAGTTATAGCTGAAGCAGCTACTCAAGAATTAGCTAAAATAGCAGATGAATATGACTCTTTTGAAGGTCTTAAGCCTGCAGTAATTGCATTAGAAAATGTTGTAACAGAGATTGAAACTTTCTATGATAAAACGAGAGCTAAGATTCAAAAGATTTATAATGATTTAGGAGAAGTCAGAAATGAAGAAGGATTAAAGGTAGGAGCATTTATTACTCCTTCTATTGAAAATGCCTTTAAAAGAGACTTGAAACCTATTATAAAGAATCAATTCCACGGCGGATTAGAAATGCCTAAAGTAAAACGTATTTCTCAAGCAGACGTTGATAGAGGATATATTCAACAAGAAGCTCCTAAAGATACTGTTTTTACTCCAGTAAGAGAAAATAAGAAAAAATAATATGGCACAATTACTAGTAGACGTTACGCCGTTTAGACCAACTATAACTGAATCGAAAACCAAACCTGGTGTATTCGAAGTAGAGGGTGTCATGCAGAGAGCATCTGCAGAAAATCAAAACGGTAGAGTATATTCAAAAGCTATACTTGAAAGAGAGTGTAGCAAGTATATGAAAGAATTTGTTAAAAGAGGAAATGCTTTTGGTGAACTAGATCATCCAGAATCACCGGTAGTATCTTTAAAAAATGCTTCTCATGTAGTAAAAGACCTATATTGGAAAGGAGACGATCTGATGGGTAAAGTTGAGTTACTTAATACACCTGCTGGTAATATTGTTAAAGAAATTATTAAAGCTGGACATACTATTGGTATTTCATCTAGAGGTACTGGATCAGTTCAGCAAACAAATGAAGGTCATTTAGAGGTACAAGACGATTTTGAACTAGTATGTTGGGACTTTGTATCTAATCCTTCCACTCACGGTGCTTTTATGAACCCTATAGCCTTACAAGAAGGTAAAGTAAAAGTATCAAAATATTCAAACTTAGATTCTATCATCAACGATATACTAAGAGCTTAATGAAACTTTCAGAATTATTTTTAGAAGATAAAAGAGTCAATTTATCATTAACTAGAGAGGAAACTCGTAAAGTTACTTCTATGGTAATGACTGAATACGGGGACTTAACTTTAGAGACGGCAACTAATAACGAGGAACTTATAGCAGAAGTATCTGCAAATGTTGCTTTTTACTCTTTTTTAAAAGAAGAAGCATATAAAGATAAAGATTTAAAAGAAGCAATAGAAACCGGCTTCCCAGTCATAGATGCAATGATAAGTTTCTTTGGTGGTATTAAAGATTTTTTAACAAGTACTGATTTCGGTAAATGGATTGCTAAAAAAATAAAACAATTTGCAGATAAATTCTTTCCTAAATTAGAAAAAGATCCAAACTCATGGACTAATAAATTAGTTAAATTCGTACAGAAACTAAGTAGAGCAGTAGGTGCAAAAGGTATAGCCTGGTTACTAGCAGCAAAAAAAGCAGGTAAAGAGGCAGGTGGAATTGCTAAATTTTTAAAATTCAAAAGACCATCTGTAGGTCAAATAAAAGCAGCAATACCTTTAGCTACAAAAATATATAAAGGATTAATGTTAATTTTAATCGGGATTGCAGTAATTAAACTTTTAGTATTCGTTGCTCCTTTCTTCCAAGCGGTAATGGCTAAATCTATAGTTGCCTCAGTTACTGCTGCTGCCTCTAAAGCGGGTGTTGGTGGTTTTACACTGGCAGGATTTAACGTTATAGGAATGACGAAAAAGATAGAACATTATAAAGATCCACACCACCTACATAGCCACTCAGAAGAAGTTAACAGTGAAATAAATGATGTTGTAAGAGAGATTAGTGACCTAGCTGATTCCTTTGCATAACAACTTATTTACTTATTTACTTAGCTTTCCGGAATAAGTATATATTTATATACGAATATGCAGTCACTACTGTATTAAAAAACATATAACTTCACATTACGATTCCAATAATCGTACGAAAATCAATTATTTTTTTAAAATGGCAAATAAAGATTTATTCAAGCAAGCTATTGCTGAAGCTAAATCTGTTAGAGAAGCCGCTATTGCTAACGCTAAGGAAGCTTTAGAAGAAACTTTAACTCCTCATTTAAAAGATATGTTAGCTGCTAAACTTCAAGAGATGGAAGACAAAGAAGTCGATGAAGAAGTAGTAAACGAAGTCGAAGAGGAGATCGAAGAAGGATCTAAAGACAAAGACATGGATGAAGCTAAGGACAAAGAAATGGACGAAGCTAACCATGACGACAAAAAAGACGAAGCAATCGAGGAAGATCTTACAGAAGTAGAACCAGTTGGCGAAGCTGAAGAAGACGAAGCAGAGGATGACTCAGAAGAATCTGAGGACGAAGCTGAAGAAATCGAAGACCACGGAGAAGAGGATGTTGATGGTGATGAAGATATTAGCAACTTATCAGTTGACCAATTCAAAGATATGATCAGAGATATTATCAGTCAAGAGGTAGGCGGAGACGCTCCTGCTGACGATATGGATGCTGGTGATATTGAAGGAATGGGAGACGAAGAGCCTGCTGGTATGGAAGCACCTGAAGCAGACGGAGAAGAAGAAATCGATCTTGACGAACTTATCAAAGAACTTGACGCTATCGCCGAAGGTGATAAAGAAGAGGAAATGGAAGAAGGCAAGAAAGAGGACAAAATGGAAGAAGGTAAAGACGAAGATAAGATGGACGAAGAAACATCTAATCAAGTAAATGCTGAATCTGACGGAAAAGATTACAATATTAATAGAGTATCTGATCTTAAAGAAGATTTAGACAATGCCTTGGAAACTATCGAAACTCTACAAAAAGAGTTAAACGAAGTAAACATTTTGAACGCAAAACTTCTTTACGTTAACAAAATCTTCAAAGCAAACAACTTAAGTGAATCTCAGAAAGTAAATGTTATCGCAGCGTTCGATAAAGCTGAAACTGTAAAAGAAGTTAAGCTAGTATTCGAAACTGTAGTAGATAACGTTGGTACTAAGAAAGAGACCACTATCAAAGAACACAAAGGATCTGCATCCAAAGCAACAGGCACAACAGCTAAGAAGCCTGAAGTAATTGCAGAAGTTTCCTCTGCTGTTCAAAGAATGCAAAAATTAGCTGGAATTATTAAGTAATTTATTTAAATTAAAAACGAAAATGGAAATTCAAAATTTGTTAGAGAGCTCAGGCAATTCTTACAAAAGCATGCAAGCTGATCAGGTAAAATTATCTGAAAAGTGGGCTGCTTCTGGATTACTAGAAGGTTTGGAAAATAGAGAAGCTGGCAATATGGCCATGATTCTTGAGAACCAAGCTAAGCAAATCGTAGCTGAAGCTAACACTACTGGTACTGGCGGTACATTTACTGCAGGTCAGGGTGAGCAGTGGGCTGGAGTTGCACTTCCTTTAGTAAGAAAAGTATTCGCTCAAATTTCTGCACAGGACTTTGTTTCTGTACAACCAATGAACCTACCTTCAGGTCTTGTATTCTATCTAGACTTCAAATATGGAGACGCTAGAAACGGAAGATCTGACGGAGATAATATGTATGGTAACGTAACTGAAGCTAGCACAAAAATGACTAAAGATGCTGACCCATCTGGAGGTCTTTATGGAGCTGGACAGTTCGGATATACTATCAACTCTGCATCTGCTACCTTTAGTGGTACTGCTACTGGATCAGCTACTTCTGCTTCTATCGCTTACGATAACGATAAAGTAGTATCTGATTTCGAAACTGTAGCTGTAACTTTCAACAACAGTTCATCTGCTGACTTGAAAGGTGCAAGAGCATTTAGATTAATCTCTGCTTCTACTGATATCACTTCTCACCCAGAACTTACTTCTGTATCTGGTAACACAGTAACATTCGTAGTAACAGGATCTAACTTAACTACTAATTCTGTAGACGCTACTGTATTGTTCCACCAACAACCTGCTGATAACGACAGAGGTGACTTTGAAGCTGGATCAAACAGAGCTGTAGATACTTCAATCGTCATTCCTGAGATTGATGTAGAGCTTGCTTCTGAGGCTATTGTTGCTAAGACTAGAAAGTTAAAAGCACAATGGACACCAGAATTTGCTCAAGACCTTAACGCATATCACTCTATCGATGCTGAAGCTGAATTGACTTCACTATTAAGTGAGTACATTTCAATGGAGATCGATCTAGAGATCTTAGATATGTTAATCTTAGATGCTAACACTACTGAGAGATGGTCTGCAGAGAATAACAAAGTATGGGATGCTACTGCAGAGTCTTGGTCAACTTCGACTTCAGACTTCTATAACACTCAAGGGCAGTGGTTCCAAACTTTAGGTACTAAACTACAAAAAGTATCTAACAAGATTCACCAGAAAACTTTAAGAGGTGGTGCTAATTTCTTAGTAGTATCTCCAACAGTTGCTACAATCCTAGAATCAATTCCTGGATATGCTGCTGCTACAAATGGTGATCAAGATCAGTTTGCAATGGGCGTACAAAAAGTAGGTGCATTAAACAACAGATTCCAAGTTTACAAAAATCCTTACATGACTGAAAACACAATCTTGTTAGGATATAGAGGAAGTCAATTCCTTGAAGCTGGTGCTGTTTATGCTCCTTACGTACCATTAATGATGACTCCTCTAGTATATGATCCAGAAACCTTCACTCCAAGAAAAGGTTTAATGACTAGATATGCTAAGAAGATGATCAGACCTGAATTCTACGGAAAAATCTTTATTTCAGATTTATCTCAAATCTAAGATTAAGTAGAATATGAATAAAGAGAGGGCTTCGGCCCTCTTTTTTTTTGACTATTTATAGATAAACTAGAAAGATGGCTGATATTACCGTAACAATATCTGAAGAGTTAAGTTTAGATAATAATTTACATAACAATACCGTTAAAAAGACATTTAGCGGTGTTAATAATATAGATCATAGAACGTTAACAGCAGTAAGTGGTTCAGTTACCACTATATTTGAATTTGCTAATGATCTAAATTCAGGTACTTTTACTACATCATCATTAGTTTACGGTAGAATAACCAATTTAAGTACTGATAAAGATGTAAACTTACATATATCAAGCTCAGAACTTAACTTTAACCAAAAAGTTTCTGCAGGAGGTAGCCATTTATTATCTACTTCTGAAGTAACAGGTAGTTTTACAGGTAGTTTATCAGCTCCTATTACATATAACCAGGTAAATGCTATAAAAGTTGAACCTATTAGTGGTTCCGCTAGAGTAGAATACTATATTACAACTAGTTAATTATGGCAGATATAGCAATTTGGGGAGGAAGTTCAAATTTTAGCTCTGGACAGACTCCTTTCGGATTTTACGACAATGATACTGAGTTTCAAGCAGATGCAGATAAAGTATCTAAGTTTTGTGCGTCTAGATTAGGGTATCCTTTGATGGATGTAGAGTTAGATAGTGGTTCATTCTATACTTGCTTTGAAGAAGCTATTACTACGTACGGTAATGAAGTATTTAAGTATAAAATCACAGAAAACTACCTTAATTACGAAGGAGGTTTAACAGGAAGTAGTGTAAATAATAGAATTGTCGAACCAACACTCAATAAACCTATTCAGATAGCTAAGAATTACGGTACTGAAGCTGGTGTTGGTGGTAATGTACAAAAATACACAGGTTCTCTAGATATTACCAAAGACCAACAAACGTATGATTTGAATGCTTGGTCAGAAGATCAAGGTATTACAGGTAGTATAGAGGTAAGAAAGGTGTTTTACGAAGCACCACCTGCAATCCAACGTTATTTTGACCCGTATGCAGGTACTGGAACAGGTATTCAGTCATTAATGTCGGCTTTTGACTTTGGATCGTTTAGTCCTGGTATTAATTTTATGTTAATGCCTATATCTTACGATATTGCTTTACTTCAAGGTATTGAATTTAACGATCAAATACGTAAATCATCATATTCTTTTGAAATAGTAGCTAATCAACTTAGAATATTCCCAGTTCCTAAAAGAGCTGGTAAGTTATTCTTTGAATATTATAAAGAAGACGATAAGTCAAAGCTATCTTTTGATGATTCACTTAATAAAATTACTAATGTAGCTGAAGTACCGTATGAAAACCCTACTTATTCGTTTATTAACAGTGTAGGAAGACAGTGGATATTTAATTATACGTTAGCTTTAGCTAAAGAAATGCTTGCATACATTAGAGGTAAGTACGGTACTGTACCAATTCCTGGTTCAGAAGCTACTTTAAACCAAGCAGACCTATTAACTGATGCTAGATCAGAAAAAACAGAGTTATTAACCAGTCTTAGAGAGATGTTAGATGCAACATCTAGAGGTAATCAGTTAGAAGCACAAGCTAAAGAAGCAGAAGACCTTCAGAATACGTTGAAATCAGTTCCAATGACAATATATGTAGGGTAAATGAAGTTAATTCAACTACTTTTAGAAATAGACTACAGAACTTATGAAGCTATGGTAAAGATTACCTATGGTGAAGAGGGTTCTAAAGGGTATGATGATGCTTTACGTGCTTTACCCGGTGTTACCACAGTTACAGTAGCATCAGAAGACTCTGATAGTAGTTTAGCAACGTATAAAGTTAAATTAATCAGTCAGAAAGAGCCAATTGAGGCTTTTGCTGCATTTAAAGATAACGCAACCAGTAAATACAGTAATATAGTTAGTGTAGAAGTTGGTGAACAAACAATAGAAGAAAAGTAATGTTATTCGGATCAACTAGAGACTTTAATTTAATGACTAGACTTAGTCGTGAACTCATCAAAGATATAGTTGAGCAAGAAGTCCTTTACCATAAAATAAGTTTAGAAGACACAGACGTTAATTTATATGGTGAAGCAATGCAGAAATCATTTTACACTGCAGTTAAGTTAAATTGCTTGATAACTAGAGGGGATCAAGTATATGACATACAGGAATTTGGTCCTGATTTAGGTAGAGAAGCATCATTTGCTTTCATTAGACAGGATTTAACTGATGCAAATCTTGTAGCTGAGGTAGGAGACATACTTGAGTGGCACAACGACTTTTATGAAGTCGATACAGTTAGAGAGAATCAATTATTCTTAGGTAGAGACAGTAGTTATAACTTAGCATCATATGCAAATAACTTTGGTTCATCAGTTTCTATTATAGTTGATTGTCATCTTACAAGAGCAGATAAGGTAGGTATAAGTGAAGTAGTAAGTAGATAGATAAATGGCAGGAAAAAAACCAACACCACAGTACGAAGTACAAAATAATCTTCAAAATAGAGCTTTACAAGTTTCTAGAGACAATGATACTGTTCAGACTATAACTGTTGGTGTTAAGGATATTGATGAAGCTATATTTTACTACTTTAATAGTGTATTGAGACCACAAGTCTTACAAAATGGTAGCCAAATAAACGTACCGTTAGTGTATGCATCACCTGAAAGATGGGCATCTATGCAGAAAGATGGTTACTATAGAGATAAAAATGGAAAAATGCAAGCTCCTTTGATTACTTTTAGAAGAGCAAGCATTGAAAAGAATAGACAATTAGGAAATAAGTTAGATGGTAACAATCCTCAAAACTTTGGCATCTTTACTAAGAAGTTTTCACGTAAAAATGCATATGATAGATTTGGAGTTCTTAATAATAGAGTACCAGATCAGGAATTATATGCTGTTGCTATACCTGATTATGTGAATATTGTTTACAACTGTGTAGTATTTACTGACTATATGGAGCAAAACAATAAAATTATTGAAGGAATTAATTTTGCATCCGATTCATATTGGGGAGATGTAGATAAGTTTAAGTTTAGAGCAATGATAAACACTTACACTACATCAACTGAATTAGTTCAGGGTGATGATAGAATAGTTAAGACAGAATTTGATATCAATCTACTTGGATATATTATTACTGACACTATAAATGCTGTAAATTTCAACACAAAAAAGATGTTCAGCAAATCGTCAGTAAAAATTACTAATGAGATTAGTTCAAAAGGCTAGCTACTGAGCTATTTATTAACAGAAAAGTGTTGTCGTAAAAAATTGTAAACTAAAAGAGGTAAATGACTACTTTTTCATCTGAACTCTCCGGATCGTTAATTCTTAACTCAGGAAGTGTTACCGCCGAACTTCAACCGTATTCGGGAGGCTTAAATGTATCTGGTTCTGATCTCTACATAAACGGAATTGCTCTTGATACTCGTATCCGAGATCTTGAAGCTGGTAATGCAGGTACGGCTAGTTTAAGACCATTAAATGATTTTTCTGGTTCTATACTAACCTACACTGCATCTAACAACCTTAGGGTAGGTGCATTAGAAAGCTCTTCAGCTGCCCTCAATACTAAAACCGGCTCTTTACAATCACAAGTAGATAGTTTAATATCGGTAACCGGTTCCTATTTAACTACCTCATCAACTTACTTTTCATCTTCTGCCCAAATTTCATCTTCTGGATTCTTAACCTCGGAATCAGCAGCAGCAGAAGGTTTTGGATCCGGTGGTGACACAACACCTGATGGAACTATTAGTAGTTCAGCACAAATTGAAGAGTTTGGATTCGTAACTGGTTCACCAGATGGAACTATTTCAAGCTCAACTCAAGTAATAGCTTCTTTACCTGCAGGCACTATCTCAGGTTCGGATCAAATAACTGGAAGTCTACCATCAGGCACAGTATCTGGTTCAGCACAAATAGAAGAGTTAGGCTTTATTACTTCATCTGGCATTGACACAAGCATTTTAGCCACTACTGGTTCAAATGTATTTTCTGGAAGCCAAACAGTCTCGGGTTCAGTAACTGCAACACAGTTCAGATCAACAGGTGGCGGTACTCCTACATTGATTGCAGGTAGTACTTTAAAATTAAGTGCTTCAAATGCTATTCAAATACAAGGAGGTGTACTTAGATTACCTTCTTTTGCTAATAGTGATACAGGTTCACTTACACTACAAACAGGAGACTTTATATTTAATACATCTTCTAATGATGTACAAGTATATTCTAGTTCAGCGTTTATAAACCTTCTTACTTCCCAATCAGCAGCCTCTTTAGGTTTTGGAGGAGCACCCGATGGTACCGTTAGTAGTTCTGCACAGGTAACAGGTTCTACTTTAATTACAGCATCAGTAAGTAGTAATACGATTACGTTTACAAAAGGTGATCAATCAACTTTCGATATAACAGTTGATACCGGTTCAGGAGGCGGTGGAGGAGATATTGGAACATTAAATTCATTCTCTGCTTCTGTTGCTACATTTACTGGTTCAATACAGACACAAGTTGACACATTAGAAAGTAAAACAGGTTCTTATGCTACTACAGCATCAAATCATTTTACTCAAAGTCAATTCTTTACCGGTTCATTGATACCACACGCTGATGGTACTAATAACGGTATATACGATTTAGGTACTCAACAAAATCCTTGGAGAGATTTATTCTTAACCACTGCATCGTTAAAGTTTGTTAAAGATGGAGAGATAGTTTCTACCGTAAGTGGTGAAAGAGAAGCTATTAGAGTAGGTAACGTATTAATTACCACCGCTTCATTAAGTATTATAAATAATGACGGTAGTATTGCCAACACAGTATTCTCTTCCAGTATAGATGGTAATGGTAGTGCATCATTAGCACAACAGGCAGAGGTTACTTTCGATGGTAACAAACAAGTTAGTAATACAGATTTAGGAGATTTATTTTCAGCATCATTTAATCCAGGTACTACAGGAAGTATATCTGAGTTTTTAAATGCTGTTTTCTTCCCTAACTCAGCACCAACTATTACAACAGGTAATCAAACAATATCAGAGTTTACGACATCTGGATCTACAATTACTACTGTAGCAGGAACAGACCCAGAAGGTCAATCACTTACATTTGGTACTTCATCAGCATATACAGATGATTTTGTTAGAGTAGCTTCAAATGGTACTATGACATTAAATGTTTTAGCAACAGGTTCAATGAATACTACAGATAGAGGTGACGGTACTTTAGCTCACCCTATAATTTTAAGAGCAGTTGATACATTTGATGCAGCAGTAACTAAAACAATATATTTAGATATTACATTAAATGAAGCTCCTGTATTTAGACAAGATTCAGTATCAGGTAACGTTATTACAGCATTTTCTGCTTCAAGAAATGAAAGTGCTACAAGTGGTGAAGTAACTAAAATATACTTTACAGACCCAGAAAGTGATACTATAACCATAACTTCAGCATCAGATGCTAATAGTCATTTTATTTTCCAAAGAACAGGTTCATATGTTAGACTATTACAAAATACTGCATCTTTAGATTACGAAACTACTTCATCATATACTTTATCATTAACTGCATCAGATGAACATAACGTTTCTGGTGATGATGGTAATTCATTTACTACCTTACCTGTAACAATAACAGTGGTTGATAATGCAACACCAACAATCAACCCTCAAACAATTACAGGTGTTACAGAAAGTGCAGCAGCAAGTACCAATGCAGGTACAGTTTCTGCTACAGATACAGAAGGTAATACATTAACATTTGGTTCATTTACTTTAGCTGGTTTAAAGATAGACGGCAGTGATGTATCATTATCTACTTATGGAGGTACTGGTAAAAACGATCCTACTGAAAATGCATTCCAAATGAATTCATCTGGTCAAGTTACTGTAAAGTCAGGAGCATATTTGAATTCAGATTTAATTAATTCTTATATTTATAGTGCATCAGTTGCAGATGCATTTAATAACGCTGTTAGTGCTTCAGTTACTATACCGATAGTAGATGATCAAGCAGCAACAATAAGTGGGACTACAACACTTTATATAATAGAGTCAGCAGTATCAGGAGACGGTGTTAAAACTAACACAAATGGTTTTTCTGGTACTAATGCAAGATTTACAGCCGACCAAGCTGTTACTTGGTCTATATCATCTTCGAATGATTATAATATAAATTCTAGCGGGTACGTAACAATAGCAAGAAATATATCAGGTTCATCTGATATAGGTGGAGGACAAATTACAGGTAGAGTTACAGCTAGTAATGCTTTTGGTACCACTTCATCATTAGCATTTACAGTTAATATAACTGATAACGTTGCACCGAATATCACATTTACTGATACTGACAGTAACCTAAACACGAATGGTGCAAGAAGTGGTTCAACAATCACAACCATATCATTTAATGACTCAGAAGGAGACGATGTAGATCTTAATTCATTTAGTTTTACAGACCCATCTGGTCAATTAAACACAGTTCAAGCAGGAGGTACTTTCTTAGTACAACCTAATAACAATTTAAGCGGTTCATCATATGGATTTACAGCATCAATCGCAGATACAGGAAGCTTTGAAACAAGAACATCTTTTCACGATGTAACAATAGCATCAGCACCAATAGGTTCTGGTTCTACAAATGGAGCTTTCTATATCATAGAATCAGCAGTAAGCGGTGCAAATGTAGTACTCAATACAAACGGTAGAACAGGGACACAAGGAGATGTAAATGTTACTTATGACCCACAGTACAATAGTGCAGCAGTTCAGTCATTTACCTCATCAAATTCTGCAATAGCTATTGATTCAAGTGGAGGTCTAACATTAAATCTAAATTTAAGCGGTTCATCTACAAGTTCAGGAGATACTATTTCTTCAACAATTACATACCAGGACCAATATAATAATGTTGGGTCTAGTAGTATTAGTGTTAGTGTAGCGTTGAATTCACTACCTACTGCTTCATTTACAAACCAGACTAGTAAGTTTAATACGAACTTAGGTACCAGTGGCACTACATTAGTATCGGCAAGTATTACAGATGTTGAATCTGATACACCGTATAGTGCTAGTCTTTCTGGTTTGAGTGGATCTGCATTTACAATCCAATTTAATAATGCTAATTCATCTTCTTTTGAAATAAAAGCAGCAAGTGATTTAGCAGCAGGAGATTATCCTTACACAGCTTCAGTATTTGATAACTTTGATAAGTCAAATGAATATAACAGATCAATTACTATTGCACAAGCTCAAATAGGTACATTAATTTCATCTAGTAACTTCTTTATTATAGAGTCAGCTACTAACGGAGCATCAGCTAGATTAAATGCAGATGGTAGAACAGGTACAGCAGCAGATGTAAATGTTAATTATTCACCAGATTATGGAAGTCAAGCAGTTCAATCATTTACCTCATCAAATTCTCAACTTGCTTTAAATACATCTGGTAATATTACTTTAGGATTTAACTTAAGCGGGTCTGGTACAGCATCAGGGGATACTATAACTTCAGATATTACATATAGAGATCAATACGATAATATAGGTAGTGGAAGTATAACAGTAACTGTAGCAACAAACAATGCACCGGATATTATATTTAGTGACACATCAGGTAATCAAAATACTAACTTAGGTAGATCAGGTAGTACATTAGTTACTTTAACATTTAGTGATACAGAAAGTGATACAATTAATTATGCAGGTGTAACATTTGAAGGAACAGGTAGTCAACTAAACCCAGTACGTTCTGGTAACAGCTGGTTAATTCAAGCTAAAAATAATTTAAGTGCTTCTACTTATTCATTTACTGCATCAGTTCAGGATGAACATCAATTTAATACAAACACAGAAAGTGATTCATTTACTATCTCAGCTGCAGATATAGGTACTTTATCAGCTAACGGTACTTTATATATTATTGAAAGTGCAGAATCTGGTTCGTTTGTAGTAACTAACTCTAACGGTAGAACAGGTACAACAGGTAGTTTAAGTGTAAGTTATTCTCCAAGTTACGGTTCACCAGCAGTAGCATCATTTACTTCATCTAACTCTCAAGTTAATGTTGATAGTTCAGGTATAGTAACAGTTGCAGAACATATAAGCGGATCTGGTACAGGATCAGGAGATACTATTACTTCTACGATTACATTTAGAGATCAATATGATAATGTAGGATCTGGAAGTATAACAATAAATGTAACAGAAAATGCTGCACCAACAGTAATATCATTTACAGACATTACTTCTAACCAAACAGCTTCAGTAGCTGTAGGTACTGATTTAGTAAGTATGAGTATTAGTGATACAGAAAGTAACACACCATTTAGTGCTTCATTAAGTGGTACAAATGCATCAGATCTTACTTTCCAATATCTTAATGCAGATTCATCATCAGCATTTATAGAAGCTGCAAGTACTTTAGCAGCAGGTACTTATAATTATAATGTAACAGTACATGATAGCTTTGGTAAATCTACCACTTATTCAGGTAGATCATTTACCATAGCATCACAACCTTACTTAGTCTATGCTTACGGATACGATGGAGGTTCTCCTTCATCAGAAGCAGCAGCTTTTGGTACATTAGGAGACACCGGAGGAGATGGAGTAGGCGTACAATCAGGATCAGTGATTGCAATGTTTGAAAGTGGTGCATTAGGTACTACATTTAGCCCTTCATTTGTAGGGGGAGATTGTGAATTACTATCAAGTGCAAGTTTAGAAAGGTTAAATAATGATAATACAGCAGATACAGGATCTGGTTTAGCAAGTTTAGGAGCTTTAGACTTTAGTGGAGATTCACAAATTGCTTTATTCTTATTCCCATCTGCATCAGTAGTAGCAGCAAAACCATCTGGAATGTATACAGCAGGATTACCAGATTCATCTCCTTCAGCAGGAGAATATGCATTATATGCATCTGATATTGCAATACCAGGAGTGGTTGGAGCAGCTGTTTACTACTTTGATTTAGAAAGTGCTCATTTAGGACATACAAACTGGGGTATGATATTCCAGACAGGACAAAATAATAATAATTCAAAATACTATTTGGTACCTTCATCAGGAAGTGCACCATAATACTTAGAATATGGCAGTAACTGCAACAGATATATATGTTAGATCCGGCAATTCCGGAGCGTTTACCAAGATTGACTTTGTTCAAGGAGGTTGGATAACGCTTCCGTCGGAATCAAATATGATTGCATTAGATCCTTCTAGAGTAGCAGAAGGGCAGATTGTCTATGTTCAGCACGAAAATAAACTTTATAAAGGTTCATTCTTTGAAGCCTTTGTAACCCCTGGATATAGTGGTTTTAGTAACTCTCAATCATTTGCAGAGTTTAGCTGGCCTGGTTCAGGTGGAGGAGGAGGAGCAACCGATACTGGTAGCCTACTTACTACAGCATCAGTGAACGCCAACACAATAACATTTACTAAAGGTGATAGTACTACTTTTTCGATAACTGTAGATACTGGATCTGGAGGAGATGGAGATATAGGAACATTAAATTCTTTTTCTGCATCTGTTGCTACTTTTACAAGTTCTATACAAACACAAGTAGATGGACTACAGGACGTTACTGGATCATATGCAGTAACTGCTTCTAATACATTTACAGACGATCAAACAATTGACGGATTATTAATTTTAACAACACAATCTGCTACACCTACATTTGTATCTGGTGGTCTATATTTAGATACCAGTTATAATTTGTATATTGGCGGTAGTTAATAGTAAATAAACATATTTATAAACAACGACAGACCACTAAAACAATAATATAACATGGCAACTTGGAAAAAAGTAATAGTCTCGGGCTCTAGAGCAGAATTTGCAGATGCATCGGGATCATTTAGCGGTTCATTTGTAGGTGACGGTTCAGGCTTAACTGGCGTAACTGCAGACGGAACGTTATCATCATCAGCTCAGATAGCGTCTGATATATCAGGTGCGTTATCGGTAACGGCATTAAATGCAGTATCACCAGGCATTATATCTGGTGCAGCACAACTTCCTTCAGGTACAGTATCTGGCTCGGCTCAAACGATCGCTAACTTACCTTCAGGAACAGTATCTGGATCTGCACAAACAGTTGAAAATTTACCTTCTGGTACTATATCTGGATCAGCTCAGCTACCTTCAGGAATTGTAAGTAGTTCAGCTCAAACAGTAGCAAATCTACCATCAGGTACTATTTCAGGTTCGGCACAGTTGCCAGCTGGAACGGTATCAGGTTCGGCTCAGACTATTGCTAACTTACCAGCAGGAACAGTATCTGGATCAGCTCAAGTAAATGCAGATAGTATTACAAACTTTGATACTAACGTTGATGCTAGATTAGATGCTAAAAACGTAATTTCATCTTCTACACAGATTGACGGTGATTTCTTAAACACCACAGGAGATGACGTATTATCTGGATCAGCTCAGATTGCTAGTGATATTAGTGGATCACTTTCTAACACAGCAATAGCAGCTTTAGGTGCAGGTATTTTATCAGGTTCAGCTCAGTTGCCAGACGGACTTGTTTCTAGTTCAGCACAAACGATTGCTAACTTACCTAGTGGAACAGTTAGTGGTAGTGCACAGACAGTAGAAAATTTACCTAGTGGTACTATTTCTGGTTCAGCTCAATTACCTGGCGGTATTGTTTCTGGATCAGCTCAAACAATAGCCAATCTTCCAAGTGGTACAGTATCAGGTTCAGCACAAACAATCGCTAACTTACCATCAGGAGTGGTTTCTGGTTCAGGTCAATTAAGTGATATTCTACCAAGTGGTACAGTATCTGGATCAGCTCAAACTATAGAAAACTTACCAGCAGGCACAGTATCAGGTTCAGCACAGCTACCAGCAGGATTAGTTTCTGCATCAGCTGAAGGTAGTAACCAGGGTCAAATTGACTTAAACGGAGTAGCAGTAGATATTAATGACTTAGGTACTGGTGATTCTCCAACGTTCGTTAATTTAACACTAACTGGTGATTTAGAAGTACAAGGTACTACAACAACTATCGATTCAGAAACGTTAGTAGTACAAGACAATATTATAGCACTTAACGGTACAGCAGCCGCTAAAGGGGGTCTTGCTGTTAATGATGCTACAGCACCAAATACAAACTCAGGTTCATTATTATGGGATTCAGCTCAGGATTACTGGATTGCTGGTCCTACTGGATCTGAAACAAAAGTATTTGTAGCAGGAGCTACAGGAGACGGATTAGTTTCCGGTTCAGGTCAGATCCCAGATTTACTACCATCAGGAGTAGTATCAGGATCTGCACAGACAGTTGCTAATTTACCCAGTGGAACAGTAAGTGGTTCAGCACAAACAATAGCTAACTTACCAAGTGGTACGGTATCTGGTTCTGCTCAAACTATAGCAAACTTACCATCAGGGACTATATCAGGTTCGTCTCAATTAGACAATACAAGATTAGATTTAACTGATGCTTCTGGTTCATTTAGTGGTTCATTTGTAGGTGACGGTTCAGGATTAACAGGAGTAACAGCAGATGGTACTTTAAGTAGTTCAGCTCAAATTGCTGACGACATATCAGGATCGTTATCTAAATCAGCTCTTAACACAGTATCAGCTGGAATTGTAAGTAGTTCAACTCAAACAGTTGCTAACTTATTAAATCAAGCAACAGACTTCGGTACTGGTAGAGTAAGTGGTGATGATTTTGGAGATAGTGACGGTAGTTCAACATTTACTGGTTCATTTAACGGTGACGGTTCTTTACTTACCAATATTACAGTAGATCAAAACGCTACAGTATCAGCTTCATTTAGTAATGCAACCACTAGATCAATTAGTCACAACTTTGATAGTGATAATGTAATAGTAGTTGCTTACGATGATCAAGATGAGCAGTTTATACCATCTACAATTAAAGCTGTAGATAGTAATACCATTGAATTACACTTCTCAGAAGTAACATCTGGTAGAGCGATTGTAGCAAGAGGTGGCCATATCGTATCTGGATCTATTCCATTCGATAACATCATCAACAAACCAACACTAGTAAGTGGTTCAGCTCAATTAGCAAGTGACATTTCAGGATCACTTTCCAACACAGCAATTGCAGCTTTAGGAGCAGGTATTGTATCAGGTTCATCTCAAATTGGAAATGGTATAGTAAGTAGTTCTGCTCAAACTATTGCAAACTTACCATCAGGTACTGTATCAGGTTCAGCACAAACGGTAGCTAATTTACCAGCAGGAACAGTATCTGGTTCGTCACAAGTTAATGCAGATAGTATTGTTAACTTCGATACTAATGTAGTTGCAGGCTTACCTTCTGGTACAGTATCAGGATCAGCTCAAACGATTGCTAATTTACCAAGCGGTACTATTTCAGGATCGTCTCAATTAGATAACACAAGATTAGACCTAACAGATGCTAGTGGTTCATTCAGTGGTTCATTTGTAGGTGATGGTTCTGGATTAACAGGAGTTACTGCTGACGGAACATTATCAAGTTCAGCTCAGATAGCAGATGATATTTCAGGATCGTTATCAAATACAGCGATTGCAGCTTTAGGTGCAGGAATTGTATCAGCATCGGTACTTGAATCAACTGGTCAAGGTGAAGCTAGATTAGTAACCAACGATGTTAATGGTTCAACAATTGACTTAGGATTACAAACAACAGACTCTCCAACGTTTGCTGGATTGACAGTAAATGGTGACTTACTTGTTACAGGTGATACTATCGAATCTCAAGTAACTAACTTGAATATTGCAGATAAGTATATTTTACTTAACTCAGGCAGTACATCAGGTGATTCAGGTATTATATTTGGTGGAGCTGACGGAACAGCTAACCAAGGAGTTGGATTATTCTGGGATAATGGCTATAATAGTAATGATGGTCGTCTTGCGGTTGTTAATTCTATTGCAGCTGGAGCAACAGCAGATCAAACACCAGCCTACCATATTGCAGCAGTATTTGAAGGAACTGAAGCCAATGCAGCAACAGCTCAAGCAGATCATGCAGGTAACATAAGAGTTGAATCAAATGAGATTTACATTTATGTATAATAGATAAAAAATGTTAAAAAGGTTTTTAATGGCAATAAAAGGAAAAAGAAACGTTGGAGGGACTCAATCGCAAGGTCCCTCTAACCTTTTCACAAAACCAGAAGCAGCATTTGTAGCTTCTAAATTACAGCAGGCTAATTACAAAGGTTCTGAATTTGATACTTACCAACAGGTTATGTTGAAGTTAAAAGAACTATTAGATAAGAAGTAAATGGCAGTAATATTTAAGAATTCTAATGTTACCTCCTTAAGAGTCAATAACTCTATTATTGATGACGGCTTAGTCATGTTTTATGATGTAGCTAACCCAGTAAGCTATCAGAGCGGTAGCTCAGATATAATTGATCTAAGCAGCTCAGACCTAGGTGGGGAACTTATTAATAACCCTACGTTTAATTTAAATCCTCTTTATTTTACTGGATTTGAAGATGATGAATACGTCGGTACTACCAATACCGGCTGGGCAAGTGTAATACCAACAGGTAATTCAGAAAGAACTATTATATGTGCCTTTAGAACACCAAACGCATTTACAGCTAACTATTATCATATTTTACACTA